GTTGACGGATGTCAGAAATTAATGAACGGAAACCAGATACAGACATGAAGAATGTGAGATCCTCACGATCAGCTACGTCGCTTGACAATGCAGCAAGCATAACCTCGAGGTTAGCTAATGTGTAAGCACCTGTACCAGCTACTACAACACCTGCTGTAGAACCAGAGATGATAGTTTTCAAACCATCTGAGGAAGCACATCCTGCGTCACCACTCCATAGGAATTGGTCGTTGGATTTTTGAAATTGGTTAACCAACAACTCAGAGTATGTTGATGCCATTTTGAATGTTTCGTTGTACGAACCTGGCTCAAGAGCTGCAATACCGAGGTATGTGCGGTCCATATCCTTTAAGCACAATCCGTCGAATGAGGTACGAGGACATACTGTGATATTTCTCTGTGAGAAGGTTAGTGAACCTGAAGGTGTTGAAACACAAGTACCATTTTGTAATACGAGGTCAACTTCCATCAAATTGATAGGCTGTTGGAATTTTACGTCCGAAACTACTGTAGCGTACTCAACGGTAGAGCCACCATAGACAATTTTTGGAACCAACTCGCCTGCAACTTCATTGTTGAAGTCAGATAGGGCTGTTAAATCTAATGCCATAATAATTGATTATTTTTTGAATTTTTTATAATTTGAGATTGCCATTTTAATTGCTTCAGCATTGGCTGCTGTTTCTACGTTGAATGAGCTAAATTTAGGTTTAGATGAAGACATCTCTGGTTTAACAATTGTAGCTTCAGCTGCGGGTAAACCCTCAACTGCTGTTACTTTTGCTTCCAATTCTGCCATCTTTTCCTTCATTCTACCCATTTCATCTTTTACCTCTGAAACAATTGCTTCAACGATGTCTTCAACACTCATTTTCTCATCAGCTTTTTCGTCAGCAATACCGTCAAGGTATCCTTCTTCTTCTGCGTCTGTACGTGCATCAAATTCTTCTTCAACTGTTTCTTCGGTTACGCTCGTTTCAGCTATTTCTTCTGCAGTTAAAGCCCTGCCAGGTATTGTTTCGCCACTATTAAAGG